TACTGCTCGGAGTCGGTCCCTTTGTCGATACGCCGCTCCAACGCGGACCCGCCGCCGCGCTCTTGCGCCATCGTGGCAATCTGCGCGGCACGCTTGTCCATCGCGGCAGTCTGCGCTTCGAGGAGCGCATACGCCTCATCGCGCATCTTGATGAGCGCAGACAGGCGCGCCTCATCGCGTGTGTGATGCTCCTCCTGTTCGCCTGTCAGCGGGGTATCCGCAGCCTGCGCCGCCTCGACCCGCTGCTTCATGCGCTCGTATGTCGCGCCAATCTCGTCCCGAATGCTTCTGATGTCCATTGTGTTCTCCTTATGAACTCTTGACCGTGAGTGCTGTTGCTGCCATTGTGTTCTCAAGAAACGCCGCGCAGCGAACGCTCGCCACGATGCGCGTTTGATTCTCCGCTGCCTTTGATTCGCTGTCAATAGAGATGACCAACGGTTGTTCCGCCAGCACAATCCGCCGAGCATTGACGCATATCAAATGCGGCGTGACATAGGGCGTTGTGTTGTTAGTCTGTGGGCTGATCCAAGTGCGCAGCGGCACCACGGGGACGCCGAGGATCGTTGGGTGCGCGTATTGCGCAGTCAGGCAGCGATAGTCCAGCACTTCGTCATTGGTGAATGTAGTGCCGAATGTTGAACCGATTGCCATGCGGAACAGCAGCACGGGACTGCAGATGATCACAAGGTCTGCATAGTCCCTGCCAGCGAACGCCGCGCCAGCCACCTGCCCGCCTTGAGCAACATCGCAACCAAAGACAAGCGCGTGCAGCGCAGCGGCGGAGGGAATACTGCTGGTGATTGCACTTCTATTGTGCCTCGACTGATCCATTTGCGTCCCGCAAGCCAGCGCGATCAACTGGCACATTTGTTCCTGCAACTCGCCAGCGAGATTGGCGGCAAGCGACTCCCGCACCGCCGAGTCAGCCAGCAGTTCATTACTCACCTCGCAGCCCACGCGCAGCGTGGTCAGACTGGATCGAGTCTCGGCATAGGCAAAGTTTCCAAATGTCAGCGCCGCGCCCTGCGCAAGCGATTGAACGGTTGGCTCTTGCGGGACGCCAGCAGTCGTTGAAATGCTCCGCATTCGGTATGCGCTTGTCGCTGGCACCCGTGTCACGCGGTCCAGCAGCATCGTGTCGTACAGGCGGGCGCCGACCACACTGCTGAAAGTCTCGATGATGTTCTGCGACGGCGTGCCGCCGCTCGGAATGCTTGTAGTGTCGAGGGCTCGGGTGTTGTCAATGATTGACATGGGGGTCATCTCCTAACGATCGGCGGAACAGCCACAAGCGGACGCAGGCGGATATATGCGCTTCGCTTCAATGCCTGCGCAGACGGCGAGATGGCAGCGTTTGGATTCGCGGGCATGGCTACCAGCGACACTTCGTAAAGCTCGACATCGGTCAGTACGCGCTGCACCTGCCCGTTGTTCAGCTTCAGCTTCTGCTCTCGAATCGTGAACCCAAATGACATGGCATCGAGCGTGCCCGTGCGCACTAGATCGAAGGCGGCGCGCGAGTCGGGCGTGTCGATCATCATGATCTCGACCTGCAGCCCGTGCTTGTCCTCGCGCAGGCGCAGCGAGTTGTTCTTGGTGCGAGCGACCACGCGGTTCATGTCGTGCCCCAGCAGAGCAAATACATCAGGGTGCTCGCGCAGGGACCGCGCGAAGGCACCGCGCTGCACGCTTTCCGTAACGCCCATCACTTCGTACTCGTCGTTGAATGTAGCGGCGTAGCCGCGGAGCGTAAGCGGCGCCGCGCGGTCCTCGTCCTCGTCCTCGTCCTTGTCCTCGTCATCGTCATCGCCCCAGTACATGCCCTTGCGCGTGTCGTGGCGGTGGTGAATGGACATTCCATCGTCTGCGCGGACAGTAAACAGGGGGCAATAGCGATGCTCCAACTGCGGATTGTCAGCGGCGGTATCTCGTTCCATCATGGGTGGCATCCTACTCAGGCGCAGGCGGCTGCATAGTGTTATGACCATCATCATCGGCAAGCCGCTCGCGCCATGGCTGCGCGTCATCTGCTTGCGCCCGATCCAATGTTTCATCTGGCTCATCAGGGACGGCGTCGGGCTCAGTCTGCGCCGCGGGCGGGGGCGCTACGACATCGCCGCCATAGGGGCTACTGGCAGGCACCATATTGACAGGCTGGAGGAACACATCGCCGCTGTCGCCAATAGGCGCGCGACCGATCTCCGCGCGAATCTCGTTCACAGACATGAACCCGAACTGCCGTGCAATGCTGAAGGCTCGATACCGCGTTATCAGGTCGGCGCGCAGCAGGGCGTCGAATGATATTTCTGTTGTGTACTGCTCGTCTTGGCGGAACAGTTTGCGCTGCGCCTCGGCTTCCAAGCGCGCAGCCCACGATGACAGGCAGTTCGTAACATACTCGCGGTTCGCTTGCTCCGCGCTTGCGTAACTTTGCTTGTTGCCGACGCCAATCACGGACGGAGGCACGCGGAAGATTGCGCATATCTCCTCGCGCTGATAAGACCGCCCTTCAAGGTACTGACTATCGGCGGGGCTCATCGAGATTGCCTGATACTTCAGCCCTTGCTCCAGCACGGCGACCGCGCCCGCGCTACTCACGCCGCGCATGCGACTTTCCCATGACTCGCGCATGCGCTGGACCGCCTCTGTTGACAGCTCCTTGTCCGTTGACAGAACGCCGCTAGGGCGCGACGCGTTGCGCCAGTAGTTAGCCCCGTAACTCTCGGCAGCGAGCGCGACGCCAATAGCCTGCCGCGCCAGCGATACGGGCGAATAGCCCAGCACGCCATCAGGGGACAGCCACATCAGGTGGAAGATGTCGTGCGGCGCATAGACGGCGCGACCCTCGCCTTGAATGCTGCTGTAGATGTAGGCGACGGTGCCATCATCCATCTTCTGCACCAGCATCATGTCAGGGCGAAGGTAGTGCAGGGCGACAGGGCGACCGTCGGCGCCGCGCTCGATAAGGCTGTATCCGTTGCCAGTCAGGCAGGCGCTGGTCAGCATCAGCTCGCGCCACACCATCGCGCTTGTATAAGCATTCGCCTCGACGCGCAGCAGCCGATGGACAGGGTGCAGCGGGTCTAGCCGCTTACCGCCTTGCTCTAAAGCCATCACGCTCCACGGAAGCTTGGACAGCTCGGTGGCAATAGCCTGCACGCAGGCGCTAACCGTGGCGCAGTTCAGCGCGGACTGCGGGGTAATGGCTTGACCAGTATCGGAGTATTGCCCCGTGTAGACCTGAACACCGCTAGACAGCGGAGTACCGACAGGCGTGCCCTCTTTCAGCTTGCGACTCGCAGCGCGCTTTCGCCTTACAGCCATATCAGTCCTCGCTTCTCGTATATGCTGTCTCGTTCCTTCTCATCTTGAACGCTCGCAGATATAGCGATGACCATTGCGGTAACGGGGTCAATCTTCTCGACCGATCTTCGCTTGCTCGGACGCGGATTACCAGCAGTGTCCTTGTCGATGACCACATTTGACATCGCCCACGATAGTACGGGATTGTTGTTGTGTGCAAGTGTTCTGCCCATGACGGCGCGCTCCAGCATGCGTGTAGGCGTGCTTAGCTGGAGGAATGATTGCGGGCAGCGAGCGACGCGGACGCCCGCAGCCTCCAAATCGTTGCCGACATTCTGCGCGTTGTAGGGATCGTAAGCCACTAGCCGCACGCTGTAGCGGCGGCACAACTCCAGTATCTGCGCCTTCAAATAGGAGTAGTCGGTGGTGTCGCCCGCGGTCAGGGTGAGCCACTTGTCGCGGGACCATTGCAGATACGGGACGCCATCCACGCGTGAACGGGCGGCAGCGGGCTCCTCGGGCGCGTAGTTCCATGAACGCACAATGAACCTTCCGTTATCTAGCCAAACGGCGCACAATGAAGTTAGGTCTGAAGTCTGTGCAAGGTCTATGCCTAGATAGCAAGGCAGCTTCGTTAGCGCATCGTCGGACAGGGGCGCCGACTCGGCGCAGGCGTCCCAATCCGACATCCTCACCCAGCGTTGCGACACTGTAATGTGCTGGCATAGGAAGTATGTGCGGAACGCCGATTCGTAGGCAGGCTGGTCCTGCGCGCGCTGCGCCTCGACCGCATACCAATCGATGCCAGTAGTAAAGCCCAGCGACGGATTGCACCTTCTCCAAGTTTCCTTAGACTTCCAATCGGCGTCTTGGTCGGCATAGTAAAGGCAGGGCAGGAACCCTCTGTTGCTGACAACGCGGTCCCGCACGCGCACCGCGTAGTCAAATAGGTCGTACTCGAGAGCGTGGCGCAGGACGCCAGCGGTAGTGATGCTCACCATCAGCGGCTGCGACCGCGCGCCCATGCTGGTCATAACAGCATCCCAAAGCTCGCGCCGATTCTCCATAGCGTGTATCTCGTCGGCTATGCAGGCGCTTACATTAAGTCCGTGGGCGCTCGGCGCGTCGGCGCTGAGAACCTTATAGACGCCGTGCTTGGCAGGAGCGACAAGCCGACCGATATATTGCTCGGTTTGCGACCCGATGCGGGGCTCTAAATCAGCCATGGCGCAGGCGCGCTTGAGGCACAAGCGTGCTTGCTGTCTGTCGCGGGCAATGCCGACCACTTCAGGCGTGGGCTCGTCGTCAGCCAGCAGGTGGTAGAGCGCGAGCGCAGCCGCAAGCTCTGTCTTACCTGCCTTGCGTGGTATGAGGATGTGTGCTTGGCGGTATCTGCGGCTTCCATCGGGGCGGAGCCAGCCGTAGAGATTGCCGACTATAGCCCGTTGCCATGGCAGCAGGATGAACGGCTTGCCAGCCCAAGACCCCTCGGTGAAGCGGCAGACAGTCTCGATGAACTCGATAGCGTGGCGCGCTGCAAGGGGCTCCCATCTGCAATCCTCGGCGGTTGCGATTGCGTCGTAAGCAGGGAGCGTGTTGAACGCCTGCGCCGACCACGCTTTAGCCGAGCGCGCGCGCGCGGCTGAAGGTCGTGTCTTGCTGCTGCTCGCCACTTATTTCTAACCTACCTCTCGCGCTTGGTGTAAGCCCAAACTCCTGCGTGTATCGACGGACCATCAGCCCGTATTCTATTTGCAGCCCAACCCACGGCGACCGCCTGAAGCCTATCACCGCGCCAGTGCTATCTGTGACAGGCAGCACTTCGCCGTACTTGGCTATCGCTGCCGTAGCCTTAAGCCAGCGCGCAAGGTACTCGGCAAAGTGCGCGAGCGATAGTTGGTCGCTCGGAGACAATACGCGCATAGGCGCCAGCACGGCGACAAGCCGCACCCAGCACTCTGCTGCGTCTTTGCTAAGGTCAACTGGCGGGTCAGGCACGCCAACGGGCGCGTTGTCTTTGCGTCGCGCGCCGCGCCACGATCCGCTAAGCTTCAACTGCGCAGTGGGCTTGGGCGGAGGACCGCTCATAGTGCTGCCCATGTTAGAATGTGCGCGGCTTCGGTCTCGACGCTGCGCGGCACGGTCATGTCGACTTCAACGGCGTTGTATTGCAGGGCAAGCCTCGCGCACAGCGAGCGCCGACCGCTGCGCCATGACAGGCTCTGCTTACTGCCACGCTCTCTGCAGCGTTCATCAGTATCGTGGGCGATGTAGTGCCTCATGGCAAGGGGACCAAACTCTGAGTCAAAGGTATCCAGCCAGCAGCGGCGCGCCAACCTATCGCCTTCCCACAGCACGCGCTCTATGCCTTGGCGGCGCAGCGCCCGCGCCACCAGCATTGCTTTGCTGGCTACTGCGTAGGACAGCTTGTCAGTGCCGTCAAACAGCCCGCCGTCGTAAATGCCCAGCACGGCGACAGGCTTCCCGCGGAGCAGGCAGTAATGGCAGTTGCCAATGCGGTATGCAGGATGGCTGCTGCCCGCCAGCACCGCGCGAACCACGCTAGTCTTGCGGCAGGCTGGCGCGCCGACAAGGGCGCAGCATCGCGCGATGGGATTGATTGCTGTCACGCAGGAGGCAGTTTGGCTTTGCGCCTGTTGCCTGCAGAAGTACTTGCGTTCACGCGCGCCAGCTCTTCCTCAGTAGTCACGCACTTCCACATGCCCTTCAGGCTATACCAGACAAGGGTGTAGCGGTGCGCACTATCGTTGCCGTTGCGCTGTATAGGGGTGACGCCGTGCAACGCCGCTTGCCCATCGAACATGGTCAGCGAGCCGTCTGCAATATCGAGCGACAAGCCGTACCGCGGGATGTTGAGCCGACCGCCCGACACGCCGTCCTGAATCCCAATCATCGCGGACCACGCGCCCTCGAAGTTGCCGCGGTCAAAGTGATATGGCAGCTGTGAAGAGCGGTTGATAATGCCACTGGTAAAGACGGTGTCGCCGATCTTGTAATCAGGGCGGATGTTTGCAGCCTTCGCAGCGTGGGAGGCAGCGAGCGCAGGATTGCAGTCGGCGTAGCAGTGCATGATTCTCTTGGTCCATTCGACAAGTACCTCAGCCACCGCAGGCTGATCGACCATGAGGGTAGCAACTTTGCAAGGCTGCCACCGCTGGTGCACGCGCGGCTTGTAGCCAAAGGGCGTTGATGTTGAATCAAAGGCAGCTTCCTTGCTCATGCGGCGGCAGCTGCCGAATTGGACCGACCGCAGCAGGGACTTCATTGATTGTGTGTTGACCACGCGCCGCCAGTAGGCAATAAGCACCGATCCGCTGGAGGAAAGCACAAGCGTGTCGTCGTTGATTTGCGTCGGCATCTCTGACTCTTGCGCATAGCGACCCAGCAGCCCAGCCTCAGCAGCTTCGTTGTTCTCGACAATGATGCGGTTCATAGCGGCTATACCGCGGCACGCGCGAGCGCGAGCGCGGCGAAGGCATGGTCAGAATAACCGCGCGCAGCGCATATCTTCTCAAGGTCAGCGACCACCGCAGTGTATTGATCCTGTTCGTAAATGAGGACAATCTGCAGAATCTTTGCGGGCGACGGCGCAGGAGCGGCGGCGTCAACTTGCAGCGGTTGATATGTCAGGTCGGGCTCGCGGGACTGCAGACTTGTTGCGTCCCACAGGTCACTCGCCATAGCAGAATACGCGCGCGTCAACTCGGCTTCATCCCAGTAGGCAAACTCGCCAGTGCGGTTATCTGCGATGGCGTAAGCGGTTGCTTCGGGACCGACCAAGCTGCTACGCACGCACTTCAATGTTTCCCAGCCTAGCTGCAGCGCAGCGACCAGCGTACCGTTACCAGCCAGCACAGTGTTGTCATCGTTTATCACGATCGGCTTCTGCTGACCGAACGCAGCCAGCGACCGCTTAATTGCAGCGATGTTCTCTTCGCTATGCAGCCGCGCGTTATTGGCGTCAAGCTTCAGACTGCTGCAGGCAAGCTCTAGAATCTTCATAGGCGGGCGGCTTCCTTGCGGCACAAGTGCGCCAGCGCCGCAGAGTTGTTGCTGCAGGAGTGAGCCTGACCATACTTACGCAGCAGCCCGACCAACTCGTCATGATCATTAGCAGCGTAAACCAGCACAAGCGTGCGTTGCTTGCGATCTTCGTAAGTGGCGGTGGAATCAGGGAACCCGTTAGCGTCAGGCGAGTATGTAACGGGCGTAGGCTCTAGCCACTCG